TTACGACCTGCTTCATATATCCCATCATTGGAGTTGCGGTGTCGACAGCCCCCGTCGCTGCCACTGTGGTCAGAAGACCGCCGACCGATTCCAGGAAGGATGAGTTCGTGCCTACCATCGTTGTCGGGATTCCCGATATATCAACCTGTAGGGCAGAAAGTCCATACGTCACATGGTCGAGCCTGTCAGTGACTAGGCACGTGTAGAGAGGCTTGTTAAGCGTGTCAGGGATTCCTAGTGCCGCTAAGAGCGTCTGGAGGTTCGTCTGAGTTGTAAAGCTGCCTATCTCAGCACACGCGCTTGTAGTTGGGATCGCACCGATCGCGTTTGAGATTGCTTCAAGAGAGTCGGTAGTCGAACTGTAATCTGATATATCGCCACCGATCGCGGCAATGTTCGCCAGGACACTCGCATCTGTCACTTGCGCCATTGTCCCATCTGCAGTGACCAAGAGGTACCGCAAATTCATTGCTGATTTGCCCACCGCCCCGTATCCAGCCATATCTCCTCCTACGAAGCTGCTTGCCAGCCGCACGCTTTAATAGTGACGTTTTCTCCGTCTGGGACGGCTGCAAACTTACATCGGACGAGATAATAGGGAAATTTGTCAGTGGTAGTCGTGTAATCGGAAGATGCCGTTAGCACTGTGAAGCCTGTGATGTCGATTGGGAATGCTGCTTCGTCGCCAGGATCGACTCCTGATTCGAATGCTCCGTAGAGGGTTACTGTTACCGTCTTATTCGTTTCGTTCGTTACGCCATACGTCAGGCCACCATCGGTGAACATATTGAGTTCGATGACCCTATAGTCTGTATCCACACCAGCGTAAGTCGCTGACACCATCCGTGCTTCGGTAGTTTGTCTGTATGCTACTTTGTCGCCTAGCTCGCCTGCTACAACCCTGGTGTCTGCCACTTTGCCCTCCCAGAAAACAGAAAAGCCCTCCGACCGGCATTTTGCCGACCAAAGGACCTTCGTATACTTGTCCTACATTCAGCCTATCAGAATTCTTCCTCTATGTCAATAGCCTATGCCTCTATCATATCAGCATCCCTAGTTCGTTAGGATGCTTTGCTCCCTTGCTAAGATTGCAATGGCTACATGCGATCGCCAAATTTGATGGTCTGGTTGGCCCGTCTTTAGCAACTGGGAAGATGTGGTCTACATGTCTGTCTCCAATTGGTATTAAATCGTTACAGATATAGCAGCGGATGTTCGGTTCTTCTGCAGCTTTGCGGTATATCTCATCGATTTCAGCGAGATCTCCGATGGTTGAACCAGCTACCCTAGCCCTTCGTACTGACGCGCGTGCTGCGTATTCCGGCAGATGCGCTGCGTGATAGATTGCGTGATATGCTGCCCTCTCTTCCTTATGTTCTGCACGATAGGCTGCTTGACTGGCTAATTTTTCTGCTTTGTGCGCGGAATAATAGGCAGCTGAATAGGCGCGTCTAGATTCCTTCTTTCCTTCCCTAGAGACACGCATCTCTTCCTTGTGAGTAGCTGCGTAGGCTGCTATCTCTTCCTTGTGTGTAGCGCGATATTCTACTTGATATGCTCGTTTTTCCTCACGATGAGATGCGCGGTAGGTTGCATGATAGGCAGCATTATCTTCCTTGTGTTCCGCGCGATAGGCTGTAATCTTCTCTTTGTTATCCGCATAATAGGCTGCTCCATGAACACTGATCTCTGCCTTGTTCTCGGCTCTCCATTCTGCTTGTTTAGCGCGTATCTCGTCTCTGTTAGCAATATAATATGCCCTGCGCTTAACTCGCCTCTCCGCAGGATCCTTATAAGCCATAGGCATCTCCTAGTTTGGCTCTCCAACATTCTGGACGACATGCACAAGTTGTCGTCCAGAATCCCATAATAACAATCCTGCTGGTGTTCCAGCCCACACACGCCGCACAACGCCGCGCTCAAGTTTCAATGTGACAAGCCCTGAGTGGCCGCTGAACGATATGTTCTGAACGGCCACCATGCTCGTCTCTAGAGACAACTGACGTATCTCATCAGGCGTTAGAGCCATTACCTTTTCACGAGCCTTCGCTCACCTTTTGCAAACTGGAACGACGTGGGGCAGATACCCCAGACGGCATTTTCATTGTCGTGGTCGTAGGTCTCAGTTCCTCTCGTGGGGATCCTCGGAGGCACGATATCGACCTTGCCTTTACCTCTGCACTTACTGCAGACTTCCTCCGCCTCGGTGTGGCCTTCACCATCACATTTGCTGCAAGGCTCCCATCCAACCTCTCTCACTGCGAGCATTCTCGCTGGGACGACCTGGAGCTTGGTCTGTTGTGTTCCACCCATGGTGATCTCGAGACGGATGTACCGCATCTGATCTGGGTCGCGCCCCTTGCCTGGATTACCAGTCATCAATACCTTAAACGTCTCGAACGCTGGTATATTGGGAGGGGACTTCTTCCCTCTGGCCCCCAATTGAGCAAAAGGATGCCAATCTTTGCGATCCTTCACTGCGTCAAGGAATTCTCTCGCCAGATCAAGCACTATTCGATTCCTATCTTTCGTTGCGTCACTCATGATTCTCCTTACCACCCAGTTGTAACCAATCGCCAAAGCACCCGACACAGTGCCACCATTATGAACGCAACGAACCATCCGCCAAAGAAGTAGCACTCCCATAGTGCTGCCTTCGCAAGGAATCGATACTTCTTCGGGAGTTCGGATGTCTTTGTATTTCTGGCACGGAACCAATACGTTGTCTGTCCAAGGATCGTCAGAAAGATGAAGAACCCCGCGCCAAAGAACATGAACAGCTTCCCAATGCTATACAGCGTGTCACCAGGTGTCGTCGCCATCATACCACCTTATCCACGATACCATAGCCCTTTGCTTCAGATGCCGTAAGGTATGTGTTCTTGTGAGTTTCCATCATCGCTCTGACTACAGACACCTTGCATCGGCATTCCCGGGCAAGCGCCGTTACCATCCTCTGCTGATCGCGCTTCCATTGCTCCATCTCTGTCTCGATTTCGTACAGTTTGCCCCACGCGCCGGCAGACAGTTCATGAATCATCACGATAGCGTTGCGTGCAATCCGCCGTTCTCCTTTCACACCTGCGGAAAGAAGTAGAACTCCCGCTGACATAATCTTCCCAATTCCCACAGTGACAATTGGAGACTCGCACAGCTTCATCGCGTCGTAGATTGCGAACATCTCATCGATGTAGCCACCATACGAGTTGACGATTACACGGATTGGATCATGTGCCTCCATATCAAGTCCCATGAGAGAAAGGATGACTGGTTGAGAAGCTCCATTCTTCAGGTCTCCAACATAGACTGCTCGCTTGCCATTTTTCTTCTCTTCAGTCGTCATTCTGTTCTCCCTTACGCCGCCTGAATACTCTCCTCAACATGTTACCCAGCATTTCCCTGTGAGACATATAGTTTTCATCTAGTGCCTGCTTTATCTCATCAATGCTATCCACTACAGGAGTAGGAATAGCGCCATGCCCAACGGCCACGCAATTTGTTATCGTTGGCGGCGCCTCGATGACAGAGGGGATGTGCCGGAACCATCCATCCGATCCTAGATCGAATGTCAGCATATTCGCACGACTCTCCATGAATTGCCACACGTATGAATACACCTTTACCGCGTAGGCTTCCGTGCTGAAAGTTGCATAATAGCACTGCTCCCCATCTGCTGTGATCACAGACATTCGCCAGATAGGTTCGCCTTCAGGCATCATTCTGCATGGCGGCTTCAAACGTGCCACGGAATAGATTCCGCCGTCTTGCCCTCTGATGTATTTCATCTGAATGTCCCTCCCAGGATCTCTTTGACGCGATCTGGCTTCAATCCGTAGCTCTTCAGTGTGCATTCCCAGCAGGTATATATCTTCGGACCCGCTTTGTCCAACAAAAATGCGAACACTCCGAGTTGATTCTTGTCCCATTCAGGATCTTTCTTATCTGCCCCATATTTCATATCGATCACCCAAACATTCCCAATTCTCCCCGTTCTAGGATTCACCACATTTTTCCCGCAGATTGCACAGCGTTCATCTTTCATCTTCCATTTCTTGCGTTTCATAGCTCGTACTCCCCCATCTCCAGGTCGGCTGGATGGCCGTTGTATGTTGGCGGCTCGTTTATGCTGATTGTGCTATGTGCCGTTCCATCTGCCCAATGCCAGATTGGAACCGATTCATCGTCCTCGACATTAAATCCGTCTCGTGGCTCTGGACAATGCACTGCGTAGAAGCCTCCGCGACTATTTAATGCTATCCACACCACCTCTGCATCCCATCCGCCTCGCGCCTTCAGTATCGTGCCTTTCGTCAGTTTCATGGTCATCTCCTCCCCCGCCCTCTCGGACTGAAGAATTGCGTCCTCTCACCGTCAGAGCCTTCGAATCGCTGTCCTGCAAATACCGCGTAGTTGAACGCATGTGCAAAGTGATCTGCTTTAGTGTTCACGTATGATACATACTTCTTGCCGTCCTTCCTCGTAACATGCTGTCTTGTCATCGCCCTGAAGTGGTCCCAGAAGTCGGTTGGCAGATTCGAAGGCACTCCCTCAGTCTTCGAGAGAATCAGCGCCATCGCCTTGTCAAGCATCGGCGTCCTCAGTCCTGTGTAGAGAGGAACACCAGACTTTTCCTCCACCCCCCACTTATCCTCAACCGCCAAAGGATCGGTGTGATACTGAACTAGAGTGACCCTTCCTGGGAACAGCTTCGCGAAGTCCGACGCTTTCGTTGTCTCAGGACGAACATCGATCGCGCAATGCTCGACATTGTATGCGTGCATCATGCGTCCAAGCTCTTCCCACTGAGAGTCGCCTACGAGATTGCCTGCCCACAAGATGCCTCCCCAAGTACGTCTCACGGCCACATGGAGCAGTGTCCCTACGTCGACGCCCATCACACTCTGCCGATCGTAAGAGGGAACCATCTCGCCCATAGACGGCAAGCCAGAGGTATCGGTAATGCGTGTCCCAGCCGCCGCCCAAGGCTGTCCAAGTCGAAGGTTGTAGAATGCCTCCATCTTCGTTGCGTCACCATGTATCGAATCCCAGTCATCCAGCATTTCGCCAGGAGTTACTGTCGGTGACATAAAGTGAGACATCGAGTACGAGAGGTGTGGAGCTTTCGGATTCTTATGGATCCACTTACCATTCATCTTGTCGAGCTCATGATCGTAGTTAGGGCACATCACGCTTCTAGGATGATTCCTGTTCGCGCTATCCGGCCACTCAGGGACAACGAACTCTTCGCATTTCGGACACCACAGAGCCGCTCTGCCTTGTGATCCTGCCATGTAGTCAATGTCGATTCCTTGCTCTGGCAGCTTCGGGTTTGAAAGTGCTAGTTCCCATTTGTGCTTCATCGCTTGCAAGCGTCCGCGTGATGCCTCAATCCCGTCTGGATCCATCGGATCTTTCTCGTCGTGGATGACCATCCCAGCAGAGAACTCAATCAGGCTCTTTGGAGATGCTGCACCACGGAAGTTCAGTGGCTGTCCCCAGCCCATCTTGAGCCCAACGCTGTCTGTGTCGAACCCCTCTGCGATATATGGAGAGTTCACGATGAATGGATTGAATCGCGACTTTACGAATGCCCCAAGCTGATGCTCGGTCGGCATCATGTAAAGGACTGGCTCTCTCTTGATGTCCATGAACCAGAATGCTGTCACGATAGCCATGAAGGTCCAGCCGGTCTGTACACACTTCATTACAACCAGCTTGCCTCCAGGCACTTTAAGTTTAGCAATCTCTTTGAACGGCTCATACAAAAACCACATGTATCTCTCTGGATTGAAAATGGAGTACGTGAAGCCATCCTCCATAACTAGGTAGGAATGGCCCCACCTGTACGGGTTCTGTCCCGCCTTGCTTCGAGTGGCTTCAACCGTGGCCCTTGCCGAGAACTTACCTGGCGTCTGATCGGTCAAGATGCTCCCTCACAGACAATCGTACTAGAGCCCCTACCGTTGTTCTGATTCCTTTGGCTCGCATTCCCTGAGCTTCTTCTTCAAGTTGCTCAAGAGCGCGAGCCGAGAACGTAACCGACATCCGTTTCGTTGTTTTCATTTTCTCTTCCATCGTTAATCATCTTCCTTGCGCCTGCGGGATATAGCCCTAGCCATTCCTACCAATTTCTTCTCAGTAGCATCGCATCCATCATAGTCCGCGCCCTCGATGCGGCCACTCGCCTCTTCCTCTTTTAAGAAATCATACCATTCACCAGCCAGCATTTTTACTCCTGATTTTTTCCATTCTTCCCATCCGTAAGGCAGTCCGCCTATTCCTACCTTGAATTTTAGAAGACCATGCTCGTCATGATCCATAAGGAACAGGACCACATCGTAAGCCTTGGCAGCAACAGAAGCGTTGTAATACATCGCGTACACTTCCACCTTTCCAGCTGCTGTCGTCACTGGCAAACACCATGCCCCTAAGCTCCCCTCCATCCTACATGGAGGCTCAAGCCCAGACACCGAATGAACTCTCCCGTCTTGCCCTCTGATGTATTCCATCGTTACTCCTTATATTCCATCGCGGCATACATCGATCCCTTCAGAATAGCACCGCAGAATGGACAGAAGTTCATTCGACGTTTGGTGTTCCCGCTCAGAACTAACCAGCTACCATCTCTGCAGCTATCGTTGCCGCCGAATACTCCCAATTGCACCTGCTTTCGAAAGGCATCGCAGCAAAACGCTGTTCGCGGCTCCCCTATTTTCACTGTGAAGGTGCCATGCGTCCCTGAACCGACGACCTTGAGAACCTTACAGGTCAGTGTCTCGTTTCTTACCGTTACGACAATCTCGTCTCCTGGCATCGCTTCAGATATAGCCATGTCTACTCCTCCTTCTTGTCAAACAGCCCTGGTGGTGGTGGATTCAAGTAGCCGTCGAGCTTCGCGATCAACTGATCTTCCACATGCCTCTTCTGCTGATCGCTGGCTTTCGTCTTCTGCTCTCCAACGATAGCAAGCAACTGAGCTGTCTCCATCGTCGTCAGTGGCATAGCAATCTGCACCTTGAGAGAGTCTACCTGCTCAACCAATTCGTCAACCTCAAGCTGTAGCGAGTATGCAGATTTCTCGCCCGTAGACGTTCCTTCTTCACCTGTCAAATTCAGTTTCTCGTCTTTCATGTTCATCCTCCTTTTGCTTCCTCGCTACTTCGATTCCTCGCGTTCGAGATACTGCATAATTGCGTCTACTACAAGATAGTTGACGCTACGATCACGCTTCGCGCCCAACTTGATGAGTCGCTCGACGGGCTGCTGTTCCAGTTTCCCTTGGGGAATATATATGCTCATCTTGTCCGTCAATTCTTTCACTGCCATGGTGTCACCTCCTAATTCTCATTGTTCACTGCTTAATCGTATCAGATGGTGCAACGCTGCGCAACCCCTTCAATGCGCTCAGTTGCCCGTAAAGTCCCTGAATCGTCTTCTGCGAATAGTTACGTCTCTCTCGATCAAACGCCTTAGATAGGCCGCAGCTTCTTCCACAGAGAGGAATACGTCCTTGCTGCTCTTGGCAACTAGCTCTGGGATGAAGAATGTGCCAACGCCAAACTCAAGTTTCGCATTACGCATATCGCATTCCCAGTGGTGGCCTTTGTCAGTTGCCTCCATGCTCATCATTCGTGCATGTCCTTGTCCATATCTCGCCAGGTAGATTCTCATAATTTGATGCGAGCCCCGCTGATATTGGAGCATTCCGGTCAGTGAGGTGATAGGAATGACGGGGCTCGCTAGTCTCCTATGCTTCTTTCGGCGTGATACAGATCGCCACTGACTTTGGATATGTCTTTTCGACAAACATGTACCTGCTATGAGGAATCTGGAATAGGTCTTTTGAGGAGATGCGCGGACCAGCCTCACGAAACATAACTTCCACATAGCAGGTTGTTCCAAGAGCTTCAGTTAGAGTGCAAACAGCCGCGTCAATCTTCGCTTTGTCCCATTCCATCACAGCCTCCCCAGTCCGTCAAGCATGAACGCGAACCACAGTGCAAAGAATGCCCATTTCAGTAAGTATGCGAGCCAATCGGGGGTCATAGTTCCTCCTTGATTACCTTCACAGTTCCGCTCTTCATGATCTTCATCGTTCCATCCTTCTTCGTGATCTCGACCACTGTTGTAGCTGTCATGCGTGCTTGTCCTAGACCGTGCGCTGATACATCGATGATGCCAAGAGTAGAATCTGTAACCATCCACTCTGGATTTCTAGCATGGAAGCTCTCGACGATCACGTAAATCGCTTCAGTCAACTCTTGCTCCAAAGCTATCTTCGCTTTCCGAATCTCCAGTGGAGCCTTAGCCTTGGCCATGTCTATTCCTCCAACGATCAAAATCAGGTTTCGTCATCGCAAGCACTTCGATTCCAGCAGTCCATTCTACTTCAATTACCTTGATGCCGTAGTGGACAGATACTCTCCACCACCAGATATGATGATGTCCACGTCCTTCCCACGCCTTACGCACCTTTTCTGAATCGAACGTCTCAAGATCTTTGTGCGCGACTAGACACTTAACCATCTCCCATCTCCTTTTTTGCGCGGAGGGCGCAGGGCGCTGCTTGCCCCGCGACCCCCCTGGAGGCTGCTGGCTTACGGCTTCGAGACGCCCCACACCGCTTCAAAATGTGGTTCGCAGGGGTTGCAGCCCAGAGTAGCGTCCTTTACCGGACCAGCTGTTCATTAATTCACCGTCACCCTCATCCTCGGCATCTTGTGTGTAAATCCAAACGGTATAACACCTTCTTCGCTTTCTTCCGTCAACTTCTTAATCCCACGCAGTTGCTCATCCCCAAGCTGCATGATGCGGTACCGTCGTGCCGAAGGACCAGTCATCTCGCAGACATGCGGCCTCAATTCTCCATCGGATATGGATAGCTCGATTCCAATGTAGGCAGATCTCCTCTTAGGAACATCTACTAGAAGGCCGTTGATCGAAAGCGTGCGGTCTGATATATGGCTGATGAGTCCGTTAATCACTGGGAACATGGAACCTCCTATTGGTGGTGCGGATGTCCTGTGTCGCAGGCGGGGCGTGCAATCGTCTTCACCCGTGTTCTATACTTGCCCTAGCGGTAACGGCTCCCCAATCATCCGCACTCTGAGGGAAGGGTCGGATTTGAACCGACGATCTACAGGACCACAACCTGACGCTGTGCCTACTCAGCTACCTTCCCAGTCGGTGCGGCTTCTTTCATCCGGTCATCGCGGCGCATCCGCCGCCTGAGTTTTTCACCAGGCAGTAGACTTGTTATCCGCACCGTATTGTATCAACTATTCCGATGTGATGCAAGCCATCTCCACGCATTGATAATCTTTCCGCCAAGCCACTCCATGAAGTCGTCCTCCCCCATCTTCATCATCCCGATAATACAGAATAAGATGAACAGCGTAGTGGCCATGACGATTATCTTGAACGCGATGATCATCTCATATCTCCATCAGCCATAGAATACAACGGCCAATAAGCCACAGAATCCCGTATACGGCTGCACCAAAGATCGTCAGCCCAACTATTCCTACGATAAATCGCATTGGCTTACTCATCTTCCACTGATCGATGTCGCAAAACACAAGCACGAACAGATGGCAATTGCGCATATACACCGCTCCGATGTCGTCAACGCTCTGCCAGCAATCCTGCCACAGTACGGGCATGGATACGTCTTGTGCGACAGACACGCTCGATGGACACATGCTGTACCGTCTGGGATGTCAATCATGAGTCCTCCCGCACTATGGCAACGCCTCTTTCAGTGATGGCCATCCCGAAGAGTGGCGCTAATATAGCCGCTGCATGGATCGCCTTATCAAACGCAGGTGGAGCGATGAAGATCATCTCCCCATCTTTCATGCCCACCATTGTTTCTGTAAGAAGCTCCAGCACCATCTTTCTCACAGGCTCCAGCTTCTCCGCTACGATGTTCTCAAGCATTCCTTTCGCCAATCCGTAGCCTTCTAGCCCTTTATAATGTTCTTCTGCAATCTGCTTCGCAATCTTCATCATGTCATCCCTCCGCAAAACTAGGATCAATATCTACCGTGACCTTCTCTTCTTCTTCGTCGTCCGCTGATCCCGCCCATCTCACCTCGTACTTGTCCTTCTCTGTGATGAAGGTAATGACGTACCCAAGCTCGTCGACAAGGAATGTCCTGGCTTCTGCCCCGAGCTTCGACGGATAGCACCGGATCCGGCTGCTGTTGTTCTTCGCTGCCTTCCCGATCGAAGCCAAGACGTACTGCAACTCCCTGTTCGTTCGAATCGTCATCCGTTGCCGCATCGACTCAGCTGTCACTGGCGCGAAGGATCTCTCTTTGTTGTTCCTCGATCGCACGACGCCGGCGTTTTGCTTGCCTTCAGTCATCTATCCTCCGTATTCAAAGCAGGATCCCACCGCCCGACAACCTGTGCTTTCGCACTTGGTGTTTTCCGTTTGGTTTGAGCTTTCGCCCACGATGGTCCTGCTCATTTCTTCTCCAGAAGGCAATCTATCGCCCTATAAAATCTCCTACGCTTGGGACGCATCGCCTCTACTTTCCGAGGGATGTCTTCCAGCCTAAGCTCGTGATTCTCTCGCTGCACTCTCAGAAGAAGCGCATGTGTGTACCCAGCAGCTACTTGCTGCTCGTATGGTGTCATGTCTGCGATACGAAATCCGATGAGACTAGCATTCTTGAATGCCCTGACAGCTTCATCAGGTGTCATCTCAACCAATCCAGTAAATGCTTCGAGAAACGTTCTTTCGTTATCGGCCATCGCCAATCACCTCTACAGGGATTGTATGCTAAACTCCGTTGTGACGCAACCTCGGCGGGAAAATATGTAAATAAAAAAGAGGGGGACTATACAACTTCTGAATCCTTCATAGCCCGCAGATCGTCGTTCATGACATCGCCGCAATCGCATACTTCCTTACGGTCTCTCCAATCTCAGTACCAGCTTTACCTGCAGCTGCAAGCCCTTCTACTGCACCAGAGATGCCCAACGCCATCTCCGTCATCGCTTCCTTCCCAGCCACAATAGACTGTTCAAGAATTCGCGCCACTTCCTTTTCAGAGTCCATCTCGACCTCTCCTCTTCGCTTCTTCAACCCTCTCCAGAGCCCTCTCGACTTCTTGTTGTTGGATCTCGGGATACTTCTCTTTGTGATGTTCTATCGCTTCGTCCAGATGGAATAGGCTGCATTGAAGGAGCTTCGCAATTCGGCACCTCGAACACTCCCCTCTCCCATAAGACCCGATCGCCAGCATCTTCAATGCCTCATAATGGTAGCAGTCAACCATCACTTTGTCGTCGCTGAATCTTACGTCCTCCATTTCACACCAACTCCTCGCAGACATTCTATGGGAATCTCAGGGGTGATGCAACCAGAAGCCAAACTCTCCCTGCTCCGGTCGCGTCGTCCAATACGCCATACGTGCCTTCGCCATGTTCACGTAGTCACGATCCATCTCTATCCCTACGATCTCTTCCCATCCAGCTAAGTGCGCTCCGATCATCTCTGAGCCTGAGCCTGAAAACGGCACAAGGATTCGACGCGGGCCATACTCAGCAGGTGGAAGCAGCAACGTCGCCAGCCAGCGGCATAGATCTATCGGCTTCACTGTTGGGTGAGCGTTGCGGCGCGGTTCTCCGAGTGCGTTCTTTCTTCCAGGCGCAGGCTTACTTCGCTTGCTACCAGGAGCATCTGACAAGTCGAACTCATCCAGCCCCGCGTCCCTTTCCTTCCTAGACGCCTTCGCCTGATACATCACAGGATCGGCTTCGTCTATCTGACGGTTCACGTTGAAGAAGAATCGTGCGGCTGTGCCACCACGATCATATTTTGGCATTGCACCAGCAGGAGCCTTGAGACTGTCTGAAAAAACCACTCCTGAAAACTTGCCCTTCTTGCTGCTGCTAGGCCCACCTGTTCCTAACTCCCCGCTCTGCTCTCCAAGCCTTGCCGCCGCTTCTTCGTCCACGTAGAAATTTGCAGGCCATCGGCCAACCTCGCTATGAAGATTCGCTTTGTCTGAATCGTACTTGTCTCCGAGCCCAGTTTGTGATGGTCTCCCATTCGCACCACACTTGTAATCTCCGTTGAGTGGTATCCGCGCACCGTCAATGTTCAAAGCCCCAGCACCTGTCTCAACTATGCTCTCCACTGGCTTCCCAGCATACGGCTTCTGGAAAACGATGATCGGTTCCAACGCTGGCTTCATTGCCTGAAGTCCGTAACGATGGCCTTCCCAGGCGCGAGCTAGGTCTGTTGAGGGAGCGGTGATGTCATTCGAATGGGCTTCTTTGTAGTCAGATTCACGATACCCTAACTCTGCATTGCGTTTGTTGATGCGAACCATACCGCTGTTGCTTTGGCCTACCACTTCCCTCTCAACCCCAGCCGCCTTGTCAATCTGTGTGTCTATCCTCGTAGCTTTTGGGAATCCGCTGCCGAATACCCAGCCAAAGATACTCGGATGTATCCTCAATCCAGCATCCTCGATCGCCACAGCCAACCGATGCCATCCCCTAGATGATGCGAACGCCATCCCAAATCCCCCAGGATGCAGATGCTCGCACAGCCCTGCCCACGTTTCAGGATCGAACACAATACCCGTCTTGTCCCAATCCTTCCCCATGAATCCCAACTCATACGGTGGATCACACACCATCGCATGAAACTTCTCACCACGGTAATGGCGGCTGAATGATCGGACGTCTCCTCTCAGTATCTTGTGCATGCATGAAAGTGTACTCACTACTCATGGCTGATGCAAAAAGCAAAGAAATGGCACAAGATTGAGAAGGACCTCCCCCCCCTCGTCTGCTATAAGTGAGTTGGGGTAAAAGGAATCTAGTTTATTCGAGTGGATCGGGGTGATGGTGGATCGGTTGCCGTCACTCAATGCCGGTTGTCGGTGTCTTGTGTGACACGTCGTCCGTTCGTCCGTTCGTCCGTTCGTGTTGGTGTGGTGGTTGTGGGTGTTGGCATCACTCAATGCCTATTGTGTGACACGTGTCCCAGTTGATAGGTGATGAGTGGGGTCTTATCACGGCGCATCACCTGTGCTAAGATGGTTGTATCTAACAGTGAGGTGATGGATATGAAAGGCTTACTACAGATCTGGACAGTTCGCAACGAAGACGGAACCAGCTACAGAGACCGGAAAGGGTGCATGGTGCTGCTGCAATCTCCTCTAAGAGACAAGCTCATCGATGCCTTAGCTATGAAGCAATCGCAAGTTCAAGGGCAAGGAATGCCCTCTACAATCCACGTCAGGCCGCTACGTATCGAAACGCTGGAAGGGGATGCGGCTGCTTTCTTCTTCCAGGGCCGCGAGCAATTCCTGGAGGTCAACTAGCCATGATCTATCGCAACCAGGGAAAGGCAGAGGCAGAGGCAACAGAGCTGCACATCATAACACGATAAGAACAACAACCAGTGAGGTGGTAAAGATGGAACGACTACTGAAGCACGACTACAAGCTATTCTCCGGTATTGTCATGTCAGATCTGCAGGTCGATACTTACAACGCACTGACATCGCAAATAAATCGCTATCATGCTGCAGGCATTACTCCCCCTGAGTCTCTACTCAATGGGCGTCATAACATGCTGCAGGCAGTAGCGACCCGAGGCGGGCAAGCATGAATGCCAGTGTCCACACCGAAGCAATGACAGCGACGCAACGCATCAGCCTAGCCTATACACTGGCTATGGTAGGTGCAGGGCTTCAAGGTAGCAATGAGGACACTGAGGAGGATGACAGCGTATGAGCGTAGGAAAGTTTACGTGCAAGTATTGGCCCGTCTGCGGATCCCGTGAGAATTGCGCCGCATGTCGTGGAGGGTACGAGGTAAAGGGCACACCAGTTGTTGACATCAAGCAGGAGGGTGACAATTGACAGCGAGACAATACAAGAAGTCACGAGCTCGCAAAGAACGAGCTCGTAAGATCCGAGGAGGGAAGAATGTATAAAGAAGAGTATAGCGAGAGGATTATTGATGCCGGATTCCGCGACCCTGGCGGACGTAGTGCGCTACGAGTAGGCAAGCGCAAGCACGCTTGCCCTACTTGCGGACGTCCGAACATGTTAAGCGATGCCGATAAACGTCGCGGCTACCAGTGCGACATCTGCGCAGATGCCGCTGAAGGATACGGCTACTGAACAGGATCGATCAAGGGGGCGGCTAGTATAGTGCCCCTTTTCTTGTGCCTTGAGAGCTGGTATAATCGTGTTAACATCTGTTAACAGGAGGTTAACACGAATGGCGACACAAACAGCGAAACGATGTAAGACGTGCAATGCTCCCATCCTGTCTACGTTTGAGCAAGAACAGGGCAAGTGTACTGCGTGCTTGAGGGCGGAACGAATGACGACGGCTGCGAACGTGATTGATAACGCAACAAAGGCGAAACCGGCGAAACAGCCCGCCCCTACGATGTTAACGGATGTTAACAAAGAAAGGGCGAATGATGTTAACACTGTTAACACGCATGAACAGGGCGAAAGCTCCTATACTGATCTCGTCGCCGTGCGAGTGACCAAAGAGACTCAAGCGAAACTAGAAGCGCACCTATCGAGGACCAAACAAGCGAAAGCGCCCTACCTGCGGGGGATTATAGCCAATGCGCTAGGCGAATAGATACTAGGCGGATTGCGTTAACAGGCGTTAACAGGCGATTACAGACCACCAAGCACCGGCGAATCAGGCGGAATGGGTGAAACCTCGGGCGCATCTTCAGGCGAACTCAAAACGGCGAAGTCCACGTCCAGTGGCTCGCCATTGATCGACGCTTTCAGGGCTTTCTGAGCTAGTCTTGAGCGTATCTCAAGGGCCTGAGCGTCTGCGATAGGCTCATCGATGAGGACGTCTGGCGCATCTGCACGACCGAAGAGGGCGGTCGCTTGGCCCATTAATAGTCTGCGATGCCTCCCCGTCTCGGTAAGAGTTCTTAATGATGTGTTGACGATCTCGGAAAGCTGTTTCGCGCTCATAGCCTCAAGCCTTGTCCTAGCGGCCATTTGAGCGTTTAGCGGTGCTTCTTCAGGAGGCACGATCAGCTCGAGCGAAGCGAGGGCAAGGCGTTTGACTCTATCCTCAAGGGCTACGAATGAAGAAACATCGTCGCCGGTTTTCGCGGTAAGGATATTGTCTATACGTTCAAGGTTCGCGGTGTGGATCTTCCTGTACCTGGCCTCACGGCGTTGCAACCATTCGCCATTTTTCGCAGTTTGCAGAACGGAGCTCTTTGGCAAATCGTGTTCCCTTGCAAGTTCCCGGATTGTCAACCATGGAGAATCCATATACTCCATTTCGAGTGCTTCCCAGTCGTACCCCCGCTTATTCTTTACAGTTTTAACGGTCATGCGTCCATGATACGTAGAGACATAGGGAATATCAAACAACCTTGAACCACATCCGTGAATATCATACAATACCTGTTTGAGGTGATAGAAGTGCAAGCAATCATTGAGACGAAGCAACTGCAGCAAGCGGTTAAGCAGGCGGGAAAGGTCGCAGGCAAGCGGTCCTCGATGCCTATCCTCGAGTCAGTGCGGATTGACGCAGGCCTCGAGGGTCTCACGGTATCGGCTACGAATCTAGAAGCCTGGGGGCGGGCGTCTGTTGAGTGTGTAACGCAAACCGACGCGGGTCCGAACTCGGTGCTTGTGTCTGCGTCGTTGTTGGCCAAGCTCGCGGGGAAGCTCCCAAGCGGGGAAGTTCTGCTGACGGCGCCGAAAGCTGCAGACGATGAGTCGGGAGTCTTGACCATCGGTGGCGCGGTTATCCCTACCATGGAGCTTGAAGATTATCCGGAAGAACTACAAGCGACGGATGGTGTTCTGATCGGTTCATTCCCTGGCGACGTGTTCAAAGCACTTGTGAAGCGATTGAAAGCGGCAAGCCGAAAGGATGATGACACTAGGCGGGCACTCTCAGGAATCAACGTGATATATGGCGAGGGGCGCGTCAAGCTCGCGGCTACTGATGGTCGCCGTCTACTGCTCGAGGAGTTCGCGGTTGATTGCTCCGAGTCGGGCGCGGTGCTGGTTGATGCTGCAGATCTCGCCCGAATTGCAACGCTTGTCAAGGCGTCTGACGTTGTGACCGTTGAAGCATTGCCAGGGCACACGGTACTTGTAACCGAAGGAGAATATGCAACCTTCGAGAGAGCGCGGCTTGTTGTCTCTTTCAGTTCGGCGCGTTACACGTTGCGCGGAATCAATGAAGAATTTCCAGACTTTGAACGGGTGATCCCATCGGGCTCCGGTGTTCAATTCATCATCGGGCGCAAGTTGTTTGCTTCTGCGATCGCACGCGGGCGCATTGTAGCGGATCCTGATGATGAGGGCGTGACGCTTTCCATTGAGTCTGGCTCCTCTGTGCTCAGTATGTCAAGCGGTTGCCGTGAGCTTGGCCAATATCGGGAAATGGTTAGGACATCTGAAACGGTTTGGGAGTCGTGCGGACCCGTTGCGTTCAACGGTTCACACGTCGCGGACGTTCTCAAGCTCGGGAAGTCTGCAAGCGTATCCGTAACCCTGGGCGATGGTCCCAATAATGCGGCGCTATTCTCAACTGACAGCGACAACGTGCAAGGGCGGACCCGTCAAGCGTGGGTGCTCATGCCCTTGAACCTCGATACATAGTATCACCTCACCCGCTCGCGGCGGTGGGATTCCATCGCGGGCGGCAAGCGGTCAAAAATCAGGGGAGCGGCTGAGTTAACGCTCATGAGGTGACAAGATGACGATGACGTGGGAAGAATCGCTACAAGCGGCAACGGTGAGAGAGGAGGAAAAGTGGGGGGCGCTCTTGCCGTCCCTTGATCCTCAAGCCCTGGAAAATGGTTTTCTTCTCCAGTTGTTCGACTCCAACTACGCGGCGCCCGTAAGCGCAAGCGGGCGAAAGGTTTTCGGGCTTCTGCTCGTGGAGATACGCGCACGACTCGAGCGCGGGTGCCTGGATCAATCCGATTTGGAATGGTGGGGCATTGAAATGGTGAACGTGGTCCGTGATGGGGTGGTTCTCGATGTGTGATAAACAGGGCGCACGCCTTGAGTCCATCTTGAACCGCGGCGGAATAAAAACCAAGGATGTTTGGTTCCACGGATCATCCGGCATTCTGACTTTGTGGTCTTTCGATATGGCTTTCTCCGCGGCGGCGATGCTGCAGCGAACTGGGCAATTTCATGTAAGAGGGCCAAAAGAGTCCCGCGACAATGCCAAGGACCAATCGAGGCGAACAACAAACGCCCCGAAGCGCATCCCCGTTTGGCGCGTATGGCTACAACTGAAGGAGGAAAAAGCATGACCAGCAAGACGGCGAAACATACCGAAACACCATGGAAAGAGGGACCGCGCTACGGGAACCAGGGCATTGAGATCACAAGCGGAGACGGGCGAAAGGTTCTTGGCATGTTCTACGCCTACAAGCAGACAGAGAGCAAAGCGACGGCGGAACAGAAGGGCGAAGAATTCGATCCTGAAGGGCTGGCGAATCTGCGCCACGCTCTAACTGCCTGCAATACATTCGACGCTCTAGCCGGTGCCGCTCGTGGCTTCATCGATGCCGTATTCACGGCGAAGCATAGCGGCGGGAGCCTCGACGCTATTCAGCAACGCGGATGGGCGATCATGTTCAAAGACGCATTGGAAGGTAAATCGAGCTAGTGAGAGGGACGGGGATCGCCTCGGGCGAGTCGGGGCGGTCTGCAGTAGGCGCGAAAATAGGCGAATTTCTGGAGGCGTAGCATGTTCGCAACAGTAGCGATACGGGGCTTTGTAGTCCCTGGATGTAATGACGACATCAAATGCTCGATGACAGCAGCGCACACGGTCAACGCCGGGGATAGCTTCCCGCACAACACACGCGAAACAGCGCAACGTCACGCGGATAAGAACAACAAGCAATTTGCGAAGTATGGCGGCGATTGCTGGACCGTCAAGGAAGGCAAATCATGAAAGGGATCAAGCGAAGGACGGCGAATAATTGCCGCGATTGCCAGCACTTTGACACGAGCGGCGACGATGAACCATGCGTGTCCTGCTATTCAAGCATGGACCGGCCAGCGTGGGAGCCCAGCGAGTCCAAGCGCGATAAGGTGGGCGATCATCTGAGGCATCAACGAAGGCACGACCACAGGCCCGATACTGGGCGCAATAAGGCGAACCTGAAGGAGGCGAACAATGCAACCTGAACAGATAGCACCCGGTTACAAGCAGGTGAAAATCTTCGGGCATCCGCTCACCATCGACGGGCGACAGGTCTATCACCACAAATTCCGCGGCGAATACTCCATCGAGGAGGATCATCGGCATCTAGTGG